CTACTTGTATTTTTGTCTCCACAATAAAGGGATAATTATTATTATATTTATTAGAAATATTATATGATAATGGATATAAATTTTCCATTATATATTCTTCTTCATTAAAATATGAATTATTTACTTTATTTATACTTTCGTAGTATGTATTTAATAAATTTTTATTTTTTATATTATTAGTATTATAATATTCTAATCCTTCTAATTCTATCAACTCTTTATTATTCTTCGCATCATTTATAAATTCATTTTTATTATTTTTTTTACCTTTACTAATAGGTATTTTTATTATTTTTTTATAATTTATATTAATTTTTTTATCATATTCATCTTTTAAAGTTTCTTTTATAGTAGTATATTTATCGCTAAAATCTGATAATAATGATAAAAATGGTCTTTGTAAATTTATTTTTTTAAAAATATCATTATCAATATCATATTCAAAATCATATAATAGTTCAAATAATAATTCTTTTGCTTTCCACTCTATCCGAATTATATCTCCTTCTATATTAGTAATTAGTTTATTTTTATTTTTATAAAGTGTATATATAATTCTATTAAATATAGTATTTATTTTATCTAAATTATTTACTGGATTTTCATTATAAATTAGTTTAAGTTTTTCATCAAAAAACCAACATTGATTATTATCTATAATTTCTATAATTTCTTTAATTTCTTTTTCACTTAAATTATTATTAATTATTTTATCCGAATATTCAAAGAAAATTTCTATAATATTTGGTTGTATAATAAAATATGTATCTTTTGTATTTTCTTCTTCAGATATTTGAGACTCTAAAATTGATATTATTTTATCATTTTTTATTGTATTATCTTCTTCCAAATTAACTAAATAATAATTATTCATTTCTACTGTTTTATTTAAATTATCAGCTAATTTGTTTTGAGCTTCTCCTTTTTTAAGTCTAATTATATCATAATTAGATTTTATTTTATTTTTATTTTCCTCTTCAATTATCTTAATTTTTTCTTTATATTTTATATTAGAATCTAATAATATTTTATTTAAATTTTTAATAAAACAATTAGGTAATGTTTTTATATTATAATCATAATCCTTCAAAATATTATTAATTGAATTAATATTTAGTAAATATTTATCATTGATAGTGAATTTTTTATCTATATTATTTATAATTTTATCTATTGTAAATTCATTTTTTATAGATGTTTTTACTATTTCATCTGTTATATCTTTATTTTCATATAATTCTATAAAATTTTCTTCGTAATCAGTAAAATCAATATTTTCAAAACCTTTAAATAATTTTTTATTTTCTATATTACTTAATTTATTAATAAATGTAGTTTTATCACCTAAATAATGTATATTTAAATCATTTTTTATTGGATCTGTATAGTAAAATCCTTTAATATTTAATTTTTCATCTACTAAAGCAGTTCTAATTTCCTTCTTATTTTCTAAAGAAAATCTATTAGACGATAATCCTAGATTATCATTAAATTTATCTCTCCTATTTTGTATTACTTTAATATTACCATTACCATCATAAGTAATACAATTATGAAAATTCATATTAGTTATTAATTCAGAATTATTTCTAACAACTTGTGTTTTAATATTTGTATCGATTAAATCATCATTTTTTTCTACTGTATAATTTGATAACCAAGGTTTATATAAATACAATTGTTTATTACTAATAGGTTTATTATTTACATCAATTAAATTAAAAGGAACATATTCATTTTTTTTATAAATTTCACTATAGTTATCTTCTTTTACTATTTGTGTATAATTATCTTCTTTTATATAATTTTTTAATTTATTTGTAATATTATCTAATTCAATAGTTTTATTAAATTGTTGTTTATTTTTACTTGAAGAATATGAATTATAAGTATTAGAATATTCTGTTTCATAATTTAGTTCTTCAAATAAATTTATAAAATTATTTTCACTATTTAAATTATTTATTACTTTTAAGTTTATATTTTTAGCAATATTATATCTTTTTTTTATATCGACAGAATTAATTAAATTAAATTCATCATTATAATTTGTTTCAATTACACTTTTTTCAAGATATAAATCTGTCAATGCATAAAAATTAATTTTATTATTTATAATTGTTTTAGTATCTTCCGATTCAATTACTTTACTTGATTTATATATATATTCATCTGAAAGTTTAAACATCATATGTTCAGTTACTTCAATTTGTTTTAAATAATTTTTAAATTTTTTAAATTGCCCTGATAAAGTTATTTTTTTTTTATTAATAGTAATTTGTGCTGTTTCTTTTAAATCTATAAATTGTTTTTCTTCATTTGAATATATAAAACTCCATATTGTTTGTAATTCATATAATTCTTTACTATAAAATTGATTAATTTTATCTTGTTCCTCAAATTTTTTTTTATAAAATTTAAAATACTCAATAAACATTTCTTTGTCTTTATTAATATTGTCAATTTCAAATATACTTAAATAATCATATGCTTTATCTTTTTTACTGACTTTTATATGTTTTTTACCATTTACATCAATATACTCAAAATAATTATTTTCTATACTTTTTATTTTTTCTATAAATTTATTTAATTCTTCAATAGAATCTATATTTCTATTATTAATTTCACCATTAATTTGTGTTCTATAATTAAAATAACTTAAAGTTAATAAATTATTATTATCAATTGTTTCAATTCTTTCCCCATTACCTTCTTTTGCTTTTTCAATATCATTAAAAAATAATATCATTTTTTTAAGATGACCAAAAGATAAAATATTTAATGTATTATATTGTTCTCCTTTTTTATCTTTAAAATTTAAATTTGGTATTTTAAGGGAAATACCCATATTTTCAAGTCCTTTTATATAATCATTTTCTTTTATAGATTTATAATGAGTATTTATATATATATTTTTTTTTTCTTCAACTACTGGAATTAACCATTTTTTTAAAGAATAATTATAATTTTCTTTATTTATACAACTATTATTTTCATTTAAATAATATTTATTATTATTTTTAAAATTATTATAATTTTTATATAAATTATAATTATCTATATCTAATTTATTAAGTTTTTTATCAAATATATTTTTAATAATATTACTTATATTTTTACTTTTATAATTTATATTTTTTTCATTATAAATAACTTTTTTTCCTTTTTCATTTGTTGAAATTTCTACATTATGCATAATTTCATTTAATTTTTTTATACTATCATTTTCAAAATTTATTACAGGTATTTTATATTCAATATCTATATTTTGTATAATAACATTTCCCCAATCAATACTCATCTTACTTATTACTAATAAGTTATATTTTAATTATAATATTTTTAATATTTTAAATATTTTAAATTAATTAAATTATTAAAAATATTATACTTAAAATCTATTAATTTAATATATTATAAAAAAATTTAATATATTATAAAAAAAATTTAATATATTATAAAAAAAATTTAATATATTATAAAAAAAATTTAATATATTATAAAAAAAAATTAATATTTATTATTAAAAAATTTAATATATTATAAAAAAAATTTAATATTTATTATTAAAAGGTGTAAAGAATTATTCTATTTCTTTTAGTAAGTAATTATCTATTAAATTATGTAAGTAATCATATGTTGTTTTAAATAGAGATTTTAATAGTTTATAATTCGAATCATTATTATTATCTTTAATTTGAATACTTATTAATAATTTATTTTCTAATGGATGTATTATTTTATATCCAATATATGTAATAATATTATTTGTTATTTTATCATTATAATTTATATATGTTTGCATTAAGTAACCTAAACCATGAGTTCCATTATAAATTAATATATCAATAGAATTATTTAAGTGAGGAGTTAATTTAGAAGATTTAGTTATTTTATATTTATCGAGTAATAATGGAGTATTTTTAATTAATATATCATTTAAATTAATATTATTATAAATATCCTTAAAAATATTTACATTATGGTAAGTTGTTATATTAGTATCTATTAAATTTTTTAATGCTTTTTGTAAAATTATCTTTGGTTTGTAAAAATTTAAAGTTTCATATTCTAATATATGTACTCTATTAATTTGATTGTCTTTTCCATAGTAATATCTTTCAGCTTCTTCTATACAAAATCTTTTGAATTCGCTTAAATCAATATTATCAATTTTTAATTCACTTAAATCATCATTATTTAATAATATTGGAGGGTATAAATTATTTAAATCTACAATTTTTTGTGTAATTACTTGTACTTCTTCATCACTAAATTTTGAATTCTTATTAAATATATTTAATACATCTATATAATTTATAGCAAATGTTGATCTACATGCGGCAACGGGTGAATATCTAATATTATTTTCTGTGTAATTATCACTTATAACTGAATTTTTCATTAAATACATATCAATATCAATTTGTTGATTTATTTTAATTCTTGTAATTATATTATAATACGATTTACCATTTTTATCAATGTAAGGTTTAAATAGTTTTAATAATTTTAATTCCTCTGTATCTGTTATGTCATAATCATATTTATGGTTTAATATACTTATTATTGAATTATCTTCTTCATTTTCAAATATATATTCAATAAAACTATCCCTAATTTTTATTTTTTCTATGTCTTTATCATAACCGGTTGTGAGTATATCAAATAAATCATTTTTAATATTACCATCAGTAATAGATATAAAATTAGATTCATTTTCAACATCAAAATCTTCATATGATTTTTTAATATAAAATTTAAGTTCATTATCATATAAGTCATCTTGACTTATTTCAAATTCTTCAATTTCCTTTAAATTATATTTTTTATTTTTTTTGTAATGTGAAAATAAAACTAATATTTCAAGTGCATAAATATTTATTGGTAATAAACTAATTCTATGACCTAACATATCATTATTTAAATTATTAATATTATTTGTATTTATTTTTATAGGTTTAATATTTGGATTTTTATTTTCTTTATTAATATAATAAAAAGTATAAGTTTCTATATTTGATATAATAAATTTTCTTAGAATATTAATAAAGGATGTATCAATATAACAATCATAATTACTTTGTATAAGAACTTTAATATTTGTATCTGAATTTGGGTTTAATATAGTAAGAGGGTTATTAGTTTCCATATTTATAAATATATAATATATTTAAATCAATTTTATATAATATAAATTTATATTATAAATTTTATAATGTAAAATTATATACTTTCAAAATTTAATAAAATATACTTTCAAAATTTAATAAAATATACTTTCAAAATTTAATAAAATATACTTTCAAAATTTAATAAAATATATTAATATAATAGATGAAATATAACCAATATAATTTTAAAATAAAAAAAAGTACTCAAAATAAAATTTTTTTATTTTTAAAACTAATAAAAGTTTATGAAATATTTTTAGATAAATCTTTACAAAGTAAATTTAATGTTAATGGAGAAAAACAATTTCAAAAATTATTTATAAAAAATAGTGAATTAATTATAAATGGGTTAGTAAAAACATATTTTTATTATAATAATTTAAAAAAACAAAAACTTACAAAAAAAATAATAAAACGGAAAATTTATAAAAGAATAACTAATTTATTCGGTAAAACTAATTTAAATGATATTAATATACTAATACTTATATACGAAAATGTTATTAATTCTATAATGATTATTAAATCTACAAATTTTATAGGTGGTAGTGGATTTTTTGCGTCTGACCCTAATTTTCCTTATCCACTACCAGAAACTTTTATTGAAAAAATATTTACATATCTTCCAATATTACATTATTTAGAAAATAAATATCCTTGGACTGAGTGGTTATTTTTAATAATTGATATCGCTATGGATGCTGTAGGTATGATTCCACTTGTTGGTAATTTTGTTGATATTGCGGGCGGTGTTCTTGCTATTTTAAGAAAAGATTGGATAAATGCTTTAATAGCATTAATTCAAGCAATTCCTGCTGTTGGGATTTTTGCAGGTCCAATAGGTATAGCACAACAAGTAGTTAAAGCATATAAAAAATATACGGAAGTTAAAGGTTATTAATACAACAAACAAGTAATTACATAATATTAATATGCAAAATATTATTAATTTATTTTATAAAATTATATATATATATATATATTATAATACTATGAATTATAATGAATTTAAAAAAAATAATTTAAAAAAAAAATTTAAATTTAATAAACAACAAAAACTAAAATTATTTTCTTGTTTAAAAAAAAAATTAAATATATGGAAAGATATAAAAAAAAATAAAGAAATAATAAAACTTAAAAATAAATTAAAAAATAAAAATTTAGAATATTTATTAATTAAAAATTTAGAATTATTTATAAATAATATAGGAATATCATATTTATACTGGATAAAATGGAAACAAATAAAATCTAAAAAGTCATATATGGATTTAATAAATACTATTAATCAAGATTTCAAGAAACAATTTGGAAAAAGTACAGTTTTGGATACCCAAATATTAATATTTATTTATAATAATATTCTTGATAATATTATTACTAAAGAAACACTTAATTATTGTTTAAATAAATTAAATTCTAAAAAAAAAATTAAGGGTGGTATGTTAGATAAAATATTTATATTACATTATTTAGAAGAAAATTATGAATGGGTAGAGTGGTTATTAATATTTGTTGATTTAGTACTTGATATTGTTGGTTTAATTCCTCCTTTTGGTTGGGCAGTAGATATTGCAGGATTAATTATTTCAATATTAAGAAAAGATTGGATTGGTGCTTTAATGTCTTTAATAGGAATAATTCCACTAGTAGGTTCATTAATTAATACACCGTATAGTATAATTAGAAATGCTTTTATTATTATAAATAAATTAAAAAAAGTTTAATTTAATAATTTTTTTTTTAATTTAATTAATTTATTCTTGATATTTTTATAATTTGTTTTTATTTTCATATTATAAAAATTTGCTATTATAATTTTATTATCATTTTCTTTAAGTTTTTCTACTTTACTATTTATTTTTTCAAAATTTTCTACAAAATATTTTTCGGTAACTTCCTTAAAACATTCAAATCCTATAGGTGGTTCCTCTAACATTTTAATAATTGCAATATTGAAATTTTCATATTCAATAATTTTTGTATAATTATTAACACGTTCACTAACTTCATCTTCAAATCCAGGTTCATTTTGAAGTGGTTTATCAACAAATACTAAACTTTGAATTGATAATAAAACAGTAGATATTGAATTACATGATGTCCATTGTGGACCACTCCATGTATTAATAATGGAAAGACATACTTTTCCATTACAGTATAAATTAGGATTAAATCTAATATTATTACCTTGAGTATAATATTTTACTTGTGGAGGAACAAAAGGATAATTTTTAGGTAAAAATACATGGAAAAAATAAAATCCATTTTCATAAGGAGTATCTTCTGGTCCTATCATTAAAATTTTAATATTATATATATCTTCATCAACAAAATGATGATAAATATTATGTTTTTGTAAAGTATTATCATTTAATTGTGTTATATCTTTAATAATTCGTTTTATATTAATATTTTCCATATATATATTTAACAATAATAATATCTTTTTAAATGATTATTTTATTTTCAAAAATGTAATTAGAAATTTAAATTTATATAATTTTAAATAAAATAAATTAATATATACTCATATAATATCTTGATATATATATAATACTAAATATAATATATATATCAAGATATTATATAAATATTTAAATTATATAAATATATATATTAATTTTAATAAATTTAAAATATTTTAAAGATAAAAAAAATATTATAATTAAAATATGAATTCTAATTCGGAAATTACGAATAATGATATGATTACTTTAAAGAAAATAGAAGAATTAGACGAGCATCGGTATATAAAAAAAAATTTTTTTGATTGGATGTTTAAAATTTTTAAATATAATAAAGATGATATATCACAAATTGAGAATAGTGGTCCAACACATTCATCAATAGGTGAACCCTCTGGTTCTTTTTATATTAATGATGATAAACTTGATATATTTTATAATAAATACTTTAATGTATTACAAAAATTAAAAGGTTGTAATCCTGAAAATAAATTACATTTAGTAGAAATGCATAAAGATACATCACCTATTTTAATAGATTTAGATATAGTTATGGGATTAAATAATGATAGAAAATACGATTTAGATTTTATAAAAAATATAGTTTTTTTGTATAATGAAAAAATTAAGGAAGTATTAACCATTGATAATAAAAATTTGATTGCTTACGTATTTGAAAAAAAAAACCCAACATTAAATAAAACTAACACTAGTTTAAAAGATGGAATTCATATAATATATCCAAAAATTATTACAAAACCTGAAATACAATATTATATTAGAGAACAAATTTTAAAAGATAAAAATAAACTAAATTCAATATTTGAAAATATTCCAATTACAAATCCCTTTTCTGATATTTTTGATAAAGCAGTCATATATGATGCTGGGTGGCAGTTATATGGTAGTAGTAAACCTAAAAGTTTTGGTTATGAATTAACATGTACAGTAGATAATAATGGAATTATTAAGAATGATATACCAATTACTACCGAATTAATACAATTATTATCTATTAGAAATAAATATGAATTATCAAAAATAAATAATAATGAAAAATTAATACAGTTTATTAATAAGGAAGAAGAAAATAATAAATCTATTAAAAAATATAAAAAAAAAAATAAAACTTTTAGTTATATAACAGAACATCAAATTTTTGGAAGGGATAGTCTTTACCAAGATTTAAATGATTATATTGTACCATGTTGTGATTTATTATTAACAAATAAAGAAATACAAAATGATTATTTTAAATGGATCAAATATGGATGGATATTACATAATATTCATAATGTTAAATCTTTAGATTCGAAAGTACCAGATAATATATTACTAGATAAATGGATTGAATTAAGTAAAAAAAGTTCTAAATATATTGAAGGCGAATGTGAAAAAAGATGGAATGATATGGTTTGTAAGGATTTAGGACCTGGAACTTTATTTATGTGGGCACGTGAATATAATTATGAAGGTTACTTAAAAATTACAAGAGGTAAATTAATTGATAAACAAATTAATGAAATATGTAAAAATAAAAAACCAACCGAAAAAGATATTATAAATCTTGTGTATATAATTAAAAATGGTTATGAATATAATCATAAAAAGGTATTTAATCCTGCTGAAATGAGTATATTATGTGGTGCGAATAAACGTAATATATGGTTTGAATATAATGAAGATAAACATAGATGGATACAAGACCAAGAAGATGGGCACTGTTTAAGACTATGTTTAAGTACTGAAATAGATGAATTATTATGGGATAAAAAACTTGAAGAAGAACATATAGCAAAAGATAATAAAGATGATGATTATAAAAAAGGCTATCATGAATTTCGTGCTAAAGTATTAGAACAATGTAGAGAAAAATGTGATACTGCCTCAGGTAATGAACAATTAATGAAAATGGGTAAGACTAAATTTACTATTGAAAGAGAACTATTTTTTAATAAATTAGATGAAAATCCATTTTTATTAAATTTTACTAATGGTGTTTATGATTTAAAAAAATTAGAATTCAGAAAAGGTAAAAGAGATGATTTAATAACACAATCTTGTAATTTGGAATATAAAGAATATGAAATGGATTCAATTGAAATAAAAACAATAGAAAAATTCTTATTTTCAATATTACCAGAGGATGATGTTAGGGAATATGCATTAACTATTCTTGGTAGTTGTATTAGTGGTGATATTAGGTCAGAAACTTTTCATATTTTTACTGGTGGTGGTGGTAATGGTAAAAGTAAATTACTAGATTTAGTAAGTGCTGTATTAGGAGATTTTTATACAATTATGAATGTTTCAGCTCTTACAACAAAAAGAAATGGTTCTGCTGCTGCAGATCCTGAATTAGCTGAATGCAAAGGTAAAAGATTAGTTTTATTTCAGGAAGTTGAAAAAGACCAAGTTGTCAATACAAGTAAATTAAAAGAATGGACTGGTGGTGATATAATAAGTGTAAGAGGTCTTTATAAAGATCCTATTAAATTTAAACCACAATTTAAATGTGTTATGACTGCTAATAATGTTCCAGCGTTTGATTCTCATGATGATGGTACATGGAGAAGAGTTAAAATTGTTCCTTTTAAAACAAGATTTGTTAATCAGGAAGATTTTGAAGAAAATAAATCTATACCTAATTTATGTAAAAAATTTAAAGATAAAGAAGATCGACCAGTAGAATATCAATGTGTAAGAGATAATAAACTTATTGAACAAGTTATTGAATATAAAGAAGCATTTATGTTTTATTTATTACAATATTACAATAAATATTACACTATGATGACAAATGGAACTAATATTTATGAACCTTGGCCTGTAATTGAAATTACAGAAAAAATTAGAGCTGAAAATAATATTTATAAATCATATTTTGATGGTGTTGATTTCTCTGCTGATAATGAAGGTGAATATTTTGATGATATTATATCAGATTTCAGAGAATTTTACACAGAAAGTGGAGCTGATAAAAAAAGAGCTCCTAAAAAGAAAGACTTTATTGTTGAATTTGCTAATCATTATGAAAAAATTATTTATTATCATAAACTTTATGACCCAGAAATTATTAAGGATATTCTCAAGATTAAAAATAATTCTAATATTCTTGTTCCATATATAAAAATATATATAAAACCAGA